ACTTGGTAGTAAAGTAAGAATGTTAGATAGACTAATTTTATCGAAAAAATATATAGTTGTAAAATGCTTACCAGACTATGAGATATGTTATAAGGCATGGTCAAGTGGTAGAGAAGAGATGGTTAAAGACGAAGTAAAATTTAAAAAAATTTATCAGTCTTATTCTAATTTAGAAATTAACACACCTCATGTTGTATATGATTGGACTAAAGATAGCATTAAAACTTTAGAAGTTAAAATTAGCAATTTAAATTTATACGATAATAAAGGTCCAGGTATAGGAAACTTTAAACCTGGAAATATTTTGTTAGTTGGAGATAAGACAAACGATAAAGATTTTGGAGGCATTGATATTCCATTTGTGTCATGGTCAGGTTGTAGCCCATGGTTATCAGACCAGTTAGACAAGTCAAGTATATCTGAATCTGAATTATATTTTGTTAACTGTATTACCACTAGCAATGAATTAACATCTGCTAATTTTATAGATATATTAAAGCCAAGATTAGTAATTGCTTTAGGTGAGCATGCGGCAAAATGGTGTGAATTAAATAAAGTGCAGCATGAAAGAATTAGTCATCCTCAATATTGGAAGCGTTTTAATTCTAAAAAAATATATCCATTAATTGATATTTTAAAAAAGGCTATAGCATGAGTCAGCAAGAAAAATATTTAGAGATATATGAAGATTTAATTATTGACGGCAAAGAAAGATCACCTAGAAATTTGTTAACAAAAGAAATAGAAAACTATCATGTTGAGTTTTTGCCTAACCACCAATTCATTAATTTTGAGTCTAGAAAATTAAATATAAATTATATAAAAAAAGAAATTCAATGGTATTTTAAGGGTGATTTATATGATTTAAGCATTTGTGATGAAGCGTCTATATGGAAAAAATGTGTAACAAATGGAAAATTAAATAGTAATTACGGGCATTATTTATTTAGTAATGTTGGATTGGGCTTTGTAGTAAATGAACTGTTAAAAGATAACGATTCAAGAAGGGCTTTAGTATCTATATTTGATTCACACAAGCACTTGTACTCTGATAATAATGATGTTCCATGCACATGCACTTTAGGATTTAGAATAAGAGATGGAAAGTTAAATATGACAGTTCATATGAGAAGTCAAGACGCAGTCTATGGTTTAGGTAACGATTTACCATTTTTTAATTTGTGCTGGGAAATAGTATCTGTATTACTTAATGTTGAACAAGGTAAGTACCATCATTTTGTTGAGTCATTTCATATATATGAAAAGCATTTTGACATGGTAAATAAAATCTTGGATAATGATAATTTTACAGAAATTACAAGGCCTAAAATTTCTTTGATAGATGCCAAGCAGTTAATAAATGCTCTTTACCCATCAGCAGATAGTGATTTCATGAGGTGGCTACATGATAAGACCTAGTATTGATGAGTATTTTATAGATATGGCTAAGTTAGTGTCAACACGTGGAACTTGTATACGCAGAAAAGTAGGTTGCGTTTTAGTGTCTAGGGATAATAAAGTACTTGCTACGGGTTACAACGGAGTACCATCTGGATTTTCACATTGTATTGATGAGCCTTGCGATGGAGCATCTTATGCATCTGGCCATGGATTAGATAAATGTGAAGCCATTCATGCAGAAATGAACGCAGTGATTCACTGTAATGACATTAAGATGATATATACCGCATACTGTACAACAGCGCCATGTATCCATTGTATAAAAGTGTTACTTAATACTTCATGCAAAAGATTGGTTATATTTGAATCTTATCCTCATTCTGAAACAAGTAAAAAATTATGGCATCAAGACAACAGAATATGGCATTCTATAAAAAAGTCTTAATAATCAAGATGTTATAAAATATTAAAATATTTGAAAATAAGTGTTTACTTTTCATAAATAGACAGATATAATGCTTGTGTAGTGCATTTTAATTTGGAGATTATAAATGAAAATTAAGACAATGATAATACTGTCAATAGCATTTTGGGGTTATGTTTGGCTTTGTTTGCACATTATGGGTAAGTTAGCAGGTGTAATATGAACAAATGGTTATGGTTGTTTCTTTTTGTGTTTTGGGGGTATTTTATATGTCGCTTACTCTAGAAGACGTAGTAAAAGAATTACGCAGATGCACAGCAGAGCTTAAAGAGTCTAACGATAAATGGCAAGCTAAAGAACAAATGGCTTTAGAACAATATAACTTGGAGAATGGATATGAGTCAACAACAATTTTACGATCAAGTGATGATGGAACAGCACCAGCAAGAAGTATTAAACACACTCAATCAAGCAACAGGAGAGAAAAAGATGAACTATAACGAACTACGCAAGATTAATGTATCAGACCACATTGAGAAAAAGAATGGTCTATCTTATCTATCATGGGCTTGGGCTGTAGATACTCTTTTACAGCAAGACCCAGCCGCTACATGGACTTATGGTGAGCCTAAACAGTTTGGTGAAACACTTATGGTATTCTGCACAGTTTATGCTTTTAACAAGTCTATGACTTCACAATTACCTGTGCTTAACTTTAGAAACCAAGCTATCCCTAGCCCAGATGCTATGGCGGTCAATACAGCTATGCAGCGTTGTTTAGCTAAAGCTATTGCATTACAGGGCATTGGTCTTTACATCTATAGCGGTGAGGATATTCCAGAATCAGAACAACCAGCTTTAAAAGCTGTATCTAGCAAGGACTTTCTATGATAAACCAAGGTACCGAAGAGTGGTTTCAGCAAAGGTTAGGTAAGGTTACAGCTAGTCGCCTTAGTGACGTTATAGCTAAGACTAAAACAGGTGTATCTACATCTCGTCAAAATTATCTTATACAGCTTGTATCAGAACGTCTTACAGGTAAAAAAACAGATTCATTTACAAATAAAGCTATGGAAGATGGTGTTGAACGTGAACCTATAGCAAGAAAACTATACGAAAGTAAAACTAATTCTATAGTAACGGAAGTAGGTTTTTTTGACCACCCTGTCATTAAAAGTAGCGGCGCTAGTCCAGATGGAGCAGTAAATGCAGAAGAAGAAGGTAAGTATGCAGGTCTTGTAGAAATTAAATGCCCTATAGAAACTACGCACACAAACACCTTAATGAATAAATTAGTTCCTAGTAAGTACATACCACAAATGCAATGGCAGTTAGCTTGCACCGGTGCAAAGTGGGTAGACTTTGTAAGTTATAATCCCAATTTCCCTGATACAATGCAAATTTTTGTAGCTAGGGTTGAAAGAGATAATGCTTACATAGCAGAGTTAGAATCAGAAGTATTGAAGTTTCTAGACGAAGTAGACCAAGCAATTTTAAAACTAAAGGAGTAGTATATGGCTGAGTATGACAACACAAATAGCTTTGCGTTATTTAAAAATGACAAAGGAGACAATCCTAAGAGACCGGATTACACGGGAAAAATGAATGTTGATGGGATTAATTTTAGAATTAGTGGCTGGGTTAGGGAAAGTGCAAATGGAAAATTTATATCTGGATCAGTTCAGTTGCAAGAGAACACGCATTCGGAATATAAAAAGCCATCATTGGAAGGTGCTGACGAGGATGTTCCTTTTTAAGGGCATCCTCAGCATGCACTTGACAGTCATTACTTATTCATGATGTACATTGTAACTTCGAAACCAAAACGCATTTCAGTAGCTGCTGGTTTTGTCCACATAATGTTCTCCTAGTAAATGTAACAAGCAATATACTTGATACAATAAGATTATATTATTTTATGGAATTATGTGATATGGTAAAATTATTAAAAAGGTATAATTAAATTACTATATGGATATTAACGAATTAGAAATGAATGTTAATTGCTACGCCCAAGCGGTGTATCATGAAGTTAATACAAGAACATTAGAAGAAAAGGTAGGGGTGATTAATGTTATACGTAATAGGTTGCGTAGTGGTCGTTGGGGTCGTGATGTATGTTCTGTTACTTATGCTTCTGGTCAGTTCATTGGGGTTACAGACGAAAGTCATATTCCAGTTAATGAAAGGGCGTATTTGGAAACAAAACTTTTGGTTATTGATACGGTTGTTTTTAATAAACATACTAACCCAGTTGCAGATGCTTTATATTTCCATGATGACTCGATACCGCCAAAGAAAGAATGGTTTGGCAAGCGCAAAAAAACGCATATAGGAAGAATGGTGTTCTATTAATGAGAAAAATAACAGACGAAGAAATTATTGCGGCAATAAATGAATATATGCGTATTAATCCAGACGCTAATAGGACTAAAATTATTACTAAAGCTAAAGGTCCGCAAGAAAGAATTAGGAAACTTATTAAAGAAGGTAAGGTTACATTACCCACACCTTTACGTAGTGGATGCAATAGTGGTTGGAATAGGCATTTTACATGAATCCATTAGCTTACCTAGTGGAAGAATTTGACAAAGACGGAAAGTTAGTATGGTCTGCTCTTATGCCATCTAAACCTACATCTTTAGAAATTGAAAAAGATATTAAAAATAAATTGCACAATTGGGTTATTACGCCACTTATTCCAGATACAAAAAACATTATTAAAATAACTAATGTTAAAAAATACGATAGTAGTCGCTTTGTTACTGGCTTATAAATGCAAAAAATATTAGATGTCATAGTATGGTTGTTAGTTGTTGGCAGCATGGGTTGGCTTGCTTATGGGTGTTACTCATTAATTGATTTATTTTTTATAAGGGGATAGTTATGGTTGATTTAGTAAATAGACCACCGCACTATGTACAAGGCGGTATAGAAACAATAGATGTTATTCAAAGTAGACTCACTAAAGAAGAATTTGTGGGTTATCTAAAAGGTACAAAGATGAAGTATGACTTACGTTATCCGTTTAAAGGTGATATTGAAGGTGACTTAGCCAAGTCAGAATGGTTTAGACATAAGTTGGTTGCAACTTTAAGAAATGAAGAAGCAATAAACCCACCTGAAATTGAAGCTCAGTTAGTGAGGAATGATGATGAATAAAACATACTGGGTATTTATTACTGTTTTAGCTGCGTTAGCTATATGGGGAACAGAAAAGGCTTTAGGTCAAACTACTACTATACTAGCGCCTGATGGCTCTGTAACTATCTGCCAAGTTTATAATGGAACTATAATTTGTGTCTAATTTAGGCATGAGAAATAGTAATGCAATGCACACTGATTTTGGATTTTTACACGGCTTGTTTGAGGATAGTCCTAAAATTATTCCTTCTAACATTGATATGCTTTATGGAATAAATGGATTATTTTTACTTGCTGAATGGAAAAGAAAAGATGAGGAAATATCTAATGGGCAAAAAATATTATTAAAAAGTTTAAGTAAAGAATCTAATTTTACAGTAATTTTAATAAATGGATATAGTGAGAAAAATAACACCTATGTTGATAACTTTTATCAAGTAACACATAACTCAT